CTACGTATTTTTGATACTCTTGTCTTAAAAATTTTTCTGCTTCTGGTGGTAATTGTGGTCCTTCTGCTTCTACCATTTCACCATTAGCATAACCTATTCTGCCACCTTCAGCTACGTTTTGCGGCATATAAAATCCTGATTGTGCAAACTGTTCGTTAGGTAAAAAAGCCATATAAGGATCTCTATTCCTTGCCATCGCCATTGCCATAAATGGTGGAATGTAAGACTCATCAACCTCTTCTTCTATTTCTTCGTAAGGACCTGTCTTAAATGCTTTTTGTAAAAATGGTGTTGCAATTGCTGCTCCACCTAAACCTGCAAATATTTTTTGACCTGGTGAAAGAGCACCAAATTTATCCATTAATCCTCTAATTATACCAGGGTCATTGTGGACGCCTCCTTTTGCAAACAAAGATGGCATAGAAGTTGAAAGAGTAGGTCCTATTCCATATCTTCCCAATAAACCTTTTGCTGCTCCGCCAAACGATGATCTACCAAATAAACCACCTATACCCGTTCCAGGTATACCAAAACTAGCAGCTCCTATTAAAGCAGCTTTACCTAATGGACTTTTAATAATTTTCTTTACACCACGAACAGCTTTCTTAACTAAGCTTCCTAATCCGTAAAGTTGTCTGGGTTCTTGCATTCTAGATATTGCCATATTTTTACCTTAATTCCTATGTTTACTTGGTTTTTGAGAACAAATCAAGAGGTGGCATTATAACTTTTACGTCTTGTGCCATTTCTTCGGGCTTATAACCCTTTGCTTCCCAGTCTTTTTTCTCTTTAAAAATCTCACCAGTTTTTTTATGTCTGTAAGTTTCCTCTACTTTAGCGTCATATACTTTCATTAGTCTATTTTCTCCTTTAATATATTAAGATAACTAATACCAAATACTACACCATCTGATACAGTGCCAGCTGTGGTATAAGATAATGTGGTTCCACCCTCTAAAATTAAAGGTAATGACAATATCTCAACACTAGCTGCTGTTGATAATGTTTGCGTATGCACTATCTCAAATGCATTATTTTTAATAGTTACAGTAGGTGTATTAGATCCTGATTTATTTGTAACTCTTAATGATTTAATAATGTATGTTTCATTAACAGCGGGTGATAACAACGTTACAGTCTCTGCAGCTGTTGTTGTTTTACCATAAAATTTATATTGGTTTACTACTGCCATTATTCTAAAAAGAAACTTTTAGCTTCTATCTCCTGTTTTACTTCATCTTGAAACGTACTATTTAATTTTGTAATTACTGAGTCAAGATCCCTAACCAAAGATTGTATATTTCTTTGACTGTATTCTGGTTCTGCTCTAGTTAATGATTCTACTATCTTTGCCATTATAAACTTACTATTCCTCCTCTTCTAAAAGAACCCATGTCTTCAGCTTTTCCGCTGCCACCCATAAAATCTTTTCCAGCTCCGCCACCACCACCTTGAGTTCCATATTGGTAACCACCAGTTCCTGCTGCTTGGTTGGCTGCTGCCATTTGTTGTACTTGTGTGGATAAAGGTGTACCATGAATGTCTGTACCATCTGGTGTTAGTTTTATTCCTAACTTTTCAGCTTCTCTAATTTTGTTAGCAGCTGTTCGTTGTCTTATAAAATTATTAAAATCTATTTGATTTTTTATGTCTTCTTCTTCTTTTTGTTTTTCTAAATAATAGTTGTCAAAATCTGTTCTTTCCTCTTCCGGTTTAGCTTTAGCTTTAGCTGCTAATTTTGAAACTAAGTTAGCATAATTACCAAACATACTTACTTTATTATAACCATATCTATCTTGATTAGGTAAATTACCAAATCCATGTATAGATCGTTCATCTATACCTTTTTGCATTTCAATAAAAGCTTGGTCTTGAGCACTTAAATTATCAAATCTATTTAATTTATCACCTATGCCCATTAAAAAATTTCCGCCAGGAATTGCCATACCTATTCCAGTTTTAATTAAACCACCTATTTTATCCATGTAAGTTTCTTCAGGTTCTGTGCCTGGAAGATAACCACTGCTACCGTAATCAGTTCTGTTAGTTACAAAACTTCCAGATGGTTGTGCTTTGTATGGTTGTAAATTGCCTGTATTAAAATTTTTATTATCCCTGTTAGAAAAATTTGTAAAAGAATTAGTATAAGGAATTCCCATAGAAATCTCTTGTTCGTCTTCTATAACATTAGGTGAAGTATAATTTAATCTATATCGTTCTTGAGGAATAAAATATTGTCCTGCATCATAAATAGCTTTATCTCCTTGATTATAAAATGCTACCATTATCTTCTACCTCCTGGTGCAATATCTAATCTAAATGTACCAAGTTTCCAATCTTCATTAGTTGTAGTGTTAGCAACTTTAATAGCAATAGACCTTGCTCGTAATCTTGTATCTTTTTTGGTTGTAGTAGAACTTACATCAAAATTTGTTGTGGTTGCAGAACTATTAGGATAATTTTTTGTTACAAAACTAACTCTAGTGTTTCCGGTTTGTGAAATAAAATCTGGTATAAATCTTTGTATTCTCATAATAAACTCTCCATCTCCTCTAAGATCTGGCATACCTACAGTTTGTCCTGTAGGGTTTCTTCGTTGTGTAATATCAAAATCACCAGACGTAATAGTACCAATTACAGCAGTTGTTACACCACCAGCATTAATTTGATCGGTCCCTGTTTCCTGTTCATAGTATATAGTAATACCATCAGTATTTCCAGTGCAATCACTAGCTGCATTATCTGTAGAATCATAAAATGTAGCATGTGGTTTATCAAATACTGCAGAATCTTGCCACGCTGTTCTAGGTAAAGTGCCTGTTGTCCAAATAGGACGTTTAGGACTAGAGTCTAAATAGTTATATGTAACAACTCTGTTTACTGAATCTGATGCAGAAGTACAATAAAACCAACTTATTTCTCCAAACAAATTATTTAATCCTGCATTAATTAAATCTCTACTAGTAGCATTAATATCATCGTATACATGGTCTTCAACAAGACATGGCATAGATTTTAACTGACCATCGTAAGTAAAAAACCCATTCTCCGACATCCAATAAGCTGAACCATCTACTTCTATACATGCATTTTTACCAAACAATCCACAGTTAGTTCCTACTTGTTCAAATGAGAATGTAAAAGGTTGACCTACAAATTTCATAAGAAATAGTGCAGTGTCAGTCCAAACGTAAATAGCATCTCTACCTTTGATAGCTCCCATAATTTTAGAACCATCAGCAAGTCTTTGTGTACCTGCAGTATTGTCTGCTTTAACTGTATATGCATCTGTGCCATCAATATTTTCTTGGTCAGAAAATCTTATAAACATATCGTCCTGTGTAGTAGCATTACCTACTGTTGTTTCTGTTCCAAAAAATACTAAGTGTCTATCGGGTGTGGATACCAATACATGACGTGATGCTGTAGGTGCATTAGCTAATAATGTTGCTCTAGTAGATGTAGCATTTCCAGCAGATGCATCCCATTCAAAACATTGACCATTATAAATAAGTGCAATTAATTTTGTACCATAGTTATCAAGAACCCACATTCCAGGATCAATTGTAAAGTCAGCATTAGAAGGGTCGCCCCATGCAACATAATCAGATATGTTTGTAACACTTGCTCCACCACTATGTGTTGCTTTTGTTGTTCCGTTAACTCCTCTTGCTCCTCCGCTTAAAGTGTTTGTAGAGGTATTATTACTTGTAAAACTTATATCTTCTGTTCCTATTCTAATTTCTCCTGATGATGGAAATGCTGCACTGTTTGCTAATACAATATCTGTTGTTGTTAAATCTGATAAAGCTGTTGCTAATGTAGTTGTAGCTGCACCTAAAGCCGTTCCACCATATAATCCTGTACCCCAACCAAACCCTCCTAGTTGCTGTGCTGGTCCTACGTGATAATAACATAAAACAGAAGTAGATCCTGTTGCACTCATTGGAGTGCCTGTTTCAGTAGACGTCATTGTAATTGTAAAAGTTGTAGTAGTAGGTATGGCTGTTACCATAAATTTTTTATCTTCAAAATCAGTAGCAGTATAGCTTGATGAAGCAGGAATAGTTACACTGTCTAACATTACAATATCATTTTCAGCTAATCCATGTGAACCACTGCAATTAATTGTAAGAACATTTTGATTTAATGTACTTGTAAAAGTAGCACCTGTAAGTGTAGCTCTTATAGGGTGTATATCATAATATGTGCCCCCTGAGTATACGTATAAAATTCTATTAGTTCCTATTGCTGAATATTTAATACCAGCATTATCGTCCCATTGATGAATAGCTCTAGCTGCACCAGTTAATTTATCTGCTCCTAACTGTGTCCAACCACCTATTTTTTCTGGAGTACCGTATCTAAACCTAACATTGTCACCGTCAAACCATTGTCCCTCGGCCCCGGTCTCTGTGACTTGTTTATTAAACCCAGGTGCAAATCCTAATTTTTGTAACATATAACCTCATTATAATACTATTTACAAAATGATGGTAGACCTAACATAGGTCTGCCGTCAAATCTGTTTTTGTCAGCAAATGGGCCATTTACATGATTATAATGTAGAAATACCTGACCGCAAATGTTCCCGTCAAAAGGCTCTCGCCAATGTTCAAGTTCACAGCCACTATATACTAGCATGTCTCCTACTTCAAGCAAGACTTTCGTCCCTGCTGGAGCGTTGGGTTTTATAATATTTTTTCTTTCGTCAATAACATTATCAGAACCTGTACCATCTATAAAAATAGGCCAAGGATCACCGCCTAAATTAAGTGTTGTAGATATTTCACAACTAGGTCTATCTTTGTGTCGGTGTAAACAATCACCTTTTTTATAAGCTCTAGCGTAAGAATACGTTGGTATTAAATCTAATCCTGTATGTTGTTTCATAACTGGTAACATTTTAACTAATAATGTATCCATTACAAAGTCACCATAACAAGAATAAGTATTAGGTATCTGTTCATCGGCCCATGTTCCAAGAATCGAAGACTGTGAGTGTATGTTATTTTCATACATAAATCTTGTTGCATCTCTCTTAAGTAAAAAATAGTTTAATATAAAATTAGCTAGATCATAAGATACAGCTTTTTTTATTACTTGATATTTGTAATCTTTAAACATTAAATCCTTTCTGTAAAAAATTAAAAGATACTGATATCCTTATATCATTACTTTCGTTTGGTTCAACACAATGCCAAAGCCATGCTGGAAATATAATTATTCTACCTACTACTGGATTAACCCGCACTTCACGCCACAAATCTGGCGAAGGTTTTGTTTTTATTCTATTTGGCATAACCATATGAGAGGTAGTTTTTGGATCATTAAATATTATTTGTCCAGAATTTTCAGGGGCTTTAATATAATACACTCCACTAAAATGACAATTTGGATGTAAGTGTGGTCTGTTATATCCACCTGGAGGATTGATGTTAGCCCACATATTTCCAAGAATAGGTTCACTATCTAAAAATTCTTCTTTAAATATTTCATTTTGCATTTTAAACAATTCATTAACCAAAGGTTCAAATACAGGTATTTTATGCATATCTGTTTCACTATGCCAACCTTTCATATTAGTTCTTTGTATACCTTTGTCTTTTTGAGACCATTCAATAACAGCGTTTTCAAAAAGTCTATTATCTAAATCTACATCTTTAGCATATATAATAGTTGGAAAGTATTTAGCTTTAATCATTATTTAAATGGTGGTCCTCCAAACCACATAACTAAAGATTTTCTTGTTCCCCGTATTACAGGTTTAACTCTATGTCTAATAAATGATGCAAAAAATATTGCGTGACCTTGTTTTATTTTTGCAACTTTACCTTCATTTTGAAGTTCTAAGTCTCCACCTTCAAATTCATTTTCAGGAGATAACAAACAAGTCATAGAAATTTTTCTAATTGGTGGTTCGTGTTGCATGTTTACGTCATTATCTACATGCCAATCATAAAACCCACCTACTGGATATTCTGTGTATTGAGCTTGCTCTGTTATCTGCATTCCATCAAAACCAAAATGATTACCATTAGTAGTTTTCATAATTGTTTCTATGTCTTTATACATGTCAGCCATTTTTTTAAATGGTATCCAACTTATATGTGAGGTTCTTGTTTTAGTATCTACTACTCCACCTTTAATACCTTTATCACTTCCAACTCCAGCATCATTTCTAGGTTCACTTCTTCCTGCATCAATAATCATTTGACATTGTTTAGGAGTAAATATTGGTGTAGTTGTTTCTACTATAAAAGATTTCCATCGTGGTTCTGTTAACATATTAATATCCGTATTCTACCCATCCCGTTATTATATATTTATCATTCGATAAAGGTGGGTTGCCTCTATGAACATGTGTAAATTGTGATGGCCAAACTAATAGTGTATTTTTTTCAGGTTTAAACCTACACTTTTGATATAAAAATTCTGTTTCTCCACCCTCTGCTACATCGTTAAGATAAACACTAAAAGCTAATATTCTATTTCTAGCTTTCATCTCAGCGTTTTCACAGTGCCACATATGGTAACCTTCACCAACTTTAGTTTTTTGTATCTTAACTTCTAATATGTTATGTGTAGCTAATTTTTTTAAATGAGAATATTTTTGTACATACAATGGATATACATCTTTAAAAAACATATCTATAAAAGGTTTGTTACTATAGGTTAGTGCAGTGTTAACTGAACCCATAATTGTACTAATTGCGTTATCTGATACTACCGTTTCATCTTCTACTCTTGGATACACAGCCCCTTGTTCCTCACAATTTTTAAAAAAAGTAAGATAACTATTTATTAATTCATCTGTCATAAAATTTTTAAATATACCTATATGATTATCTATGTAATATTGTTTGTTCATTATGCTACACCCCTATTTTTTATTGGGTCAAAATCTACATCTATATTTGCAGCAAGAGTTCGTCTTACTTCATCGGTGCCGTTAAAAGGATATACACAGTGCCTCATATCATATGGAAATATATAAAAATCTCTAAGATTCATAGGCGGTTGATAATCTATTTTAGCAAACTGACCATTAGCTGCGCCTAGTATTTGTAGTCTACCGTTCTGTTGAACCTCACTTGCAGAATATTCCTTACCAAATGTTGATGGTAGTTTTAAAATCATAACACTTGATAGACCTGTGAATAACATACCTCTATGAATGTGCGCAGGGTTGTATTCGTGTTGTTTCATTTCATTAACCCAGACAGTTCTCCTTT